ATCTTATACTTCTGACAAGTCTTTTGGGACAACCCGCGCTTCTTAAGCGGGCGCGCTTCCCCTTGTAGGGTTACCCTTCCCTTTGTGACCGAAGGGTCACACTCATCATTTGGGTAGAGCGTCTCACATGCGAAGCAGTACGCATGTCCGTCTGTATAGACAGACTTAGCATCACTACTTCCACATGTTTCACAGGCTTCATGTCTTACGAATTCAGAGCCTTCCACATTTCCTCCGCAACAGCTTTGATAACAGGTACTGAGACAGAGTTACCTGCCTGCTTGTATAGTTTAGTGTCTCCAATATCAGGGAGTTTCAAATCATTGAAACCCTGTAGACGGAAACATTCAGCAGGAGTAAGACGACGGACTACATCAGTATTGGGATCACGGATGATCGTTGGTGTCATACCAGTAACCAATGTAGGTGAGCGCTTAGCGTTACTGTGTTTCCTTACATAGTTAAATCGTTTTTGATATACCGTATCAGGTTCAATGTCCATGTACTCTTCGGAGTTATACGCATTGAATGGACCTGATACCTCATACTTGTGATCTACTTCTTCATCCAGAACCTCCCAAATGTTACCACTGTGGTCGTGGTGATCAGGGTATTTAAAGTCTGTCGGTTCGGAAAAGCCGACAATAAAGATTCGTTCACGGTTTTGTGGGACACCATAGTTCCAGGAGTTAAGGACTTGTGGGTCAGGGACATAGTAACCAAGATCGTAGCGTAAGGTGTTCAGGATCGTCTCTAAGGTCCTCCCATTGTCATGGCCTACCAATCCCTTCACGTTCTCAAACATGAAGGCTCTAGGTCGCCGTACGTGGAGGATATCAGCGAGGTTAAAGAACAATGTTCCTCTTGTCTCGTCGAACCCTAGTCGCTTACCTGCGACACTGAATGCCTGACAAGGAAACCCACCGACCAATACATCATGGTCGGGGTAGTCATCAGGGCTTATCTTTGAGATGTCACCTAAGCGCATCTCTTGATCATAGTTCAGATCAAATGTTTCTTTACATGCCTTATCAAAGTCAACGGATTGAACAACGTCGAACCCAGCTTGGGTGAAACCTTGTTTAATACCTCCGACTCCGCAGAACAAGTCAAGTACTTTCATGTTAGCCAGTCAATTGGGATGGAATGAAACTCACACCATGGTATGTCATGTTTGTCACACCATTGAGCGTAAGTAGTTTTAGATTTTTTACTGATTTTATTGTACGGTGTTTGAAAGACCATACGTATATCAAGGTCAGGGTTACATTTCTTTACTGCGAGTATCTTTCTCCTGTCTTCAGGATCCCAATACCCTTTCGCCTCCAACATACGACCACAAGGAAGTATAAAGTCAGGCGAGTAATTGTAACTAATTTGATATGGAACTTTTGTAGACTCGTACTCAAAGGAAACTCCAAGCTCTTTGAATAGATCAGCAATCCGTTCCTCAAGCTTGGAGCGGTACTTCATTAGAACTCGTCATCCTCTACGCTTGATGGCGTAGTAACGGTGACGTTAGGTTCAGCGGTCTTAAATCCTTGAGTGGTACCAAACAGGGCAGCCACATCCTCAACGGACATGTCTCCACTATCGACACCAGCTTCACCTTGGATAGACACAAGCTGAACACCCAACAACTTAAGACTGGTACCATAAGTGACACCATCCTTGAGGATGTAGGGTTTCTGGTAGAAGGCCAACTTAACAGTAGACCCACCATAAATAGGGGTATTGAGGTCAGTAACTGGTGTACCTTCTGTGTCTACCACAGGTGGCTTAAGATCCTCATTCCATGAGAACTTAACCTTGTACTTACCATCAGCAACCTCTTCCCAAGGTTCAGGTTTAAGGAGTGAACGCTTAGGGTTCTTGAGTTTAGACTCTGCCCACTTGAGCGAGTCAACTCGATCTGTTTCTAGTTTCTTAACTACAGTCTCATCCACAATAGCAGACAAGGAATAGCCATACTTAGAAGGTTTCAGTACTGCTTGGTACCCATCGAGAATGACGGGACCATCAGTGGTCATCACATTACGTGCCATTAACAAAAGAAATAAGTGGATTCAATCACTGACTCTGGTTCAAGAGTGTCAATGATCGGTGGTTCAGTGGTTGCACCAACTTGTTTGGCCCAATCACGTAGGTAATCATGCTCAGCAAACATGTACATATATGTCTCACGAATGAGATAGCTGAGACAACCCATGTCAGTAGCACGACACAAGACAGAGTCATGTATCAATGCTATGGGTGCATCGAACTTTAGTGTAGCAAGATGTAACAAAGAAGCATCTAGACTGTGAATTAGGTTAGGCGATGTAGTGTTCTTGTGTTTTTGTAGGTTAACCTCATCGGTATCACCTGTTGCAACACTAACTCTAGACACCTTACCCAATAACTTGAGTTCTAGACGTTCAATCTCTTTCTTATTGAGTTTCTGATAGACCACAAACCCTGATGGTGTTACCCATTCAAGGTGATCAGCACCACCACGTATGATGATACCAACCTCACGTTCTATCCACTCCATTACATCCATTACACCCGGTAGTACCTCGCGCATCGCGCCCCTTACCGCGCTAACGACCTGCGTTAGCTCCTCCTTTGTGATCGGAGGATCACACTCATCCTTTTCATCATAAGCTTCTCTTATGTACTTACGATTGGAGTGAGGCTTAGAGTTATAGGGTAAGGTCATAACCGTACGCTTGGTCACCTTCCTATCCGTGTGTGGCTGTAGACGTTCAGGTATGTTAGGCATCGCTGCCTCTGCTACCTCTCGGTACGCATCCTGTGGTCTGTCACCAGGTAGGACATTGACTAGTCGTGCTGCTGATGCATCACGTGCTAGACCTGCGAGTATTTGTACACCACTACATGTAGCGTCAACCGCAATAGGTAGACGAGTAGACTGTCTAGTACAGACAATACAAGTAGTGTAATACTCCTCACATGCTGCTAAGAACAACCATGGTTCTTCGACACCTTCCCAATCACCAAGGTTACCAACAGGATCAGTAGCAACACGAGTAATCAACGACTCATTGTTATCTACCCAGTCAAGGCGTTCAGTGATAGGTGCTTTGTCAAGACCAAAAGTGGTAGCAACTTGGAACTTAATCCACTCAACGCAATCATTAGTAATGAATGAAGCATCAGCGAATTGTAATAGACTCTTTCCAAAGTCTGTATCTTGTGGTGTAAGAAAGGCGGGTATAGGATAGGCACGACCACGATAGTCGAATGACCAGGGTAAGAAGAACCGTTCTCGATTCTTATACTTATCAACAGCATCCATTGTCATACGAGTACGACATGACTTCTTGAACGCTTGTGCGTTCTTATCCATCACTTCTGCTGCCTTACGTTTGTACCCCTGACGTGCGTCCTTATTGTCAGCGATGTCAACTGGTTTGGGTGGTAATGGTATCTCTACAATAGGGATGAACTTACCTACCTTATACCCACGTTCAAACAGGGCTTCAGCCACTTCGACAACAAAAGGATTGAGTCGATAGGCAACACCTTGGATCTTGTTAAGAAACTCAATCGGTGTTTCTCCCTGTATACATGACGTGTTACCACGACGCACCATGTCATGACCAATCATGATCTCATTAAGGTAGTACCCACCTGCCTTGTCATTACTCCAATCTCTAGGTGGTACTAGCATCGGCCATGCGAGTGGAGCAAACATCTCAGCGTTAGCCATGATCTGATCCTTGGCATCCATAAACGCAGCAGATGGAAGAATAACCTTCTGTCTCTTACCATGTTGCATGAGGTTGAATGGTTCAAACCATCCCGATGCATTACATACACAGTCAAGTAACCAACCACCTAACCTAACCTTAACATCACGTTGCCATCTAGACCAGACAATACCTTGTCTATTCATCATCAGTCGCATGACTGAGAACTTTTGAGGTGTGCCCTTAGACTCATGCCAATAGATCTCTTTCAGTTTATGTAAGAGACCAGGTACCTCACGTTCATACCAACGCATCTGACATTCTTGCTCTACTGCTGTACCTATTGCATCACATATATTGGCATACCAATTAGCCTCATCTTTGATACTGAATACCTTATCAAAGATAACCTTCAATGCAATAGCAGCACATGCCATGGCTTCTATATCAATTAGATACTCTTGTATCTCTTTGAAGTGAGCACCATTCTGTCCCTTATAGATACGTAAGGTGGTACGTTCTATCTCTGCTATCACACGTGGCATGATGCAATCAATAGACGCAATACCATAGACACTAGCACTAGCATAGTCCTGTGCCTCTAGCTTGGCAGTCTGTTGATGTAAGCGAGAGAGTCCCTGTGCTTTCGCATGCCTCTCCCATTCCAACTGTTCCTCGATCTGAGCCTCAGTTGGTTGCATCAATCACCTCATCATATGCTAAGTACCATGCATACTGTTCTGCATCCATGGTGTCCATTAGTTTGATCTGTTCCTGCATCCAAGCAGCGATCAAACGATCTTCCAAGTCATTCAATAGTGTCATTCGATTGGCTCCGCAGAAATAAGGTGGATCTCTTCATTATCACATATAGTGATCTCATGGTCAATGTTAGTCATGAGTTTCTCAATACGTTTACCAGCAGCAGTCATGTTCTGATAAACATACTCTTCCACTGCTCCAGTCTGTCGATTAGAACAGCGGATAATACATTGTACATTCTCGGGTAGTTCCCATTGACATAGTCTCCAGTCATGAAAGTCCTCCCATGTGATTGCTTGGAACATCTCAGCTGGTGCTCGTGCATACTTAGCCCAGTTGTTTGGGAAGTAGGGTTTCTTACTGGTCATTTAGTCTCATTCAAAGGGCAAACATCAATCAGGATATCATCATCCTCACAAGCAATGTGTACTGCCTGCCAGGCTGCATCCTCTACATCATCAGCTAACACGTGTACTAGTCCACGCTTATATAGCGTTACCTCATACATGTTTCGCATGGGATCTCCTTAATTGGTCAACAACAATGATACCTGCACTTAGAAAGAATACAGGTGGAAAGAATAACGTCGGTACTAGCAACGCTGCTAGTTCACGCTTACGTAGCTTAGGCGGTGTGTAACTCATTGAACTGGTTTGAACTGGTTTGGGGGCGACGGAGTCACACTCATTATACATGTGTACTACTCCTCATTGCATACAGCATGAGCATGAATGCGATAGCACATACAATCATTAAGGGTACGTGTGTACTTGCATTGATCACAAGGAATGTAATGAGTACCGTACCCATGATGAACTCAAAGAGTTTATGTGTCACTTGTTGGAGTAATAGCGTTTAGTGATGCGATTACTACGCTGGTATACTAGTGCTGATGTGAACAGACCTAGCATGCCAATGATGGCGAGGATGATGTTAGTTTCAGACCAAAGCATAATGATACTCGTTGAGTTTAATAGAAGACATTAGAAAAATTCAAAAGGGGCATAGCCATGATTCATACTGTTTCATGGTAATGTATCCGTCCTTGCAAAGAAGATCAGTGAAAAGTCCCCAAGCATAACGCATTGCAGGCTTATCATCTAAATCTTCCTCCTGACAAACAGCAAGGAAGTGTGCTTTAGCCTCACGTTTAGTCATCAGATAACCTCCATAGATGTGTAGTCCATGTAACATTCACGCTCTTCATACATAGCGTCAACATCTACATAGTGAGACATGTAATCTTCACATGAGTCCTTGTATATCTTCCAGCTATAGGAAGAATAAGGACCATATGTTGATGACCAATTGAATGGTTCAAGCAAGATGTCGTTGATGTTCATCAATAGTTAGGGTCAACAGAACAAAGGATCTCATGAGCTTTAAGCTCTACATAAGACCACACAAGCTTCTCCTTGAGTTGGCGAATGTCCTCAACATCCTTGGCAAAGTAAGCAAAGCTTCCTTCATCACCTCCGATGTTGTCGTGATACCAATCGCTCAAGTAATCTTGAATGAGATCATCATTCTCATCAAACCAAGCAACATTGTCCTTGGTATATGTGAACATAGGTACACCAGCAGACATACCATGGTTCACAATGTCATGCAGTTCCTCAACAGTAAAGGCTGCGTCCGTGTAACCAGGCTCTGCCTCGAAAATGACATGATAGGGTGACATAGTTTGAGTCATTGAGTCCTTGAAAATAGAGTGGTTAATTGTTAATGAAGAGGCGCACAAGCGTCGTACCGGATATA